CTGCACGAAATCATAATAGTTCAGCATATCGGCTTCGCCAGTAGCATTCTGCCCAGCAGGTGAAATACCAAGGAGCCTGGTTACCGGAATATTTGAGGCCCCTGAAACTTTCTGAATAAACCTGTCATCAATGTCTGGTAAAGTTGTGAAAGTGTTTGTCTTTTTATCATACTCATCTTCCTGATCCAGGGCTATGCCCTGGATAATACTTTTCATCTCATGCGCCAGCTTCAGGCGTTTTATGACAAGATCATCCCGGCCCTCTGCTACCAGAGCATTTAACCCTTTGACTTTGTAGACATCCACATTCGACTCGTAAATCAAATTGCTGATAGACTGTGAAACAATCTGGCTGTCTGATATTGATTCAAACATATTCGTAAAGATAGAATTGCCCCAGTAGTTTTGCTGCTCAAGCTCCATTAAGGTTGATACTGTCCCATTGAGTTTAAATAATCTGCTATAATGAACTCTTTGACCAGCTCTTGATACTGTGTAATAATCCGGCTTACCAAAATTGCTTGATAGTATATCCCGGTTTATTACATCCGGGTAGATATTATATCGATCAAGGACAATAAAACTTTTTAAAGATCCGGTCCTGATTCTTTCTATATCCAAGGGCTCCTCCTGATCATCCCCCTCGATAATTGCTAATATCACCGCACCACCAAAAACTCTCGACCATTTTGCCGCAAGGTTAATTTTCCCTTTCACATCAAACTCTTTCAATCCATCTTCAATCTCTTTTTTCTTGTCTGGATCTGGTATCAACAGGTTTCGCCATTTCCGGGTCGCATCGTCTACCGGAATATCAACAACCTTCGCCGCCAACCAATTATAGACATACAGATTATTGGCCGTTGCCTGAGTGACTTTCAAGCCTGCCTGATAAGTGACCTGAGTTCTCGGATCTTTTGATCCACCCAGGCCCTTCATGATATTCTCAAATCCATCCTTTGCAAAAGCTATGATCGGATTTTTCATTATAATTTATTTCACCCTGTATAAAAATGCCCCTCAAAAGATACCGCACAAGTTAAGGCACCGGATGTGCTATCATAGAGCCTGCAACTTATTCTTTCCCCAGATTCTTGCTGTGGAATTTGTATTCTATTAGCATTTTCTCTTGATTGATTTGTATTTCTTTGGCTTCTTGTCGCTCCCACTTTCACTTCAGACCCACCAAGGCCTTTAAAAATATCAATTTGGATTTCTCCATTTCCTGAAATAGCAGAGATATTCATCCAATGAAGATCAAATGATGAAGCGATTAAAGTCCCGGCTGGTACCACTTCGATTATCGTACCAGTTAAGTCCCAAGCACCTGTCCCGGCTGTTAATGTAACAGAATTTGCGTGATCCGGGTAAACAAAAGATTGGCCATGAACGTGATAATATGAAGTGTTTAAATGATCAAGAATCGTGTTTTCACCCAAAGTATATGGAACCTGAACAAACCCATTCATGCTTCCAATTGGATTCCCATTTCCTATCATAAGTCTACCCTCACTTTTCCAGTTGCAGTTATAGGATATAAATATATGTCAATCCCGGAGGTAGCAGATATCATATCTGTTCTGCTATTTTCAAAAGCAGGTATTCCCTCTGTTATCAATGTAGGGGCTGGATCTCCCGTGTCTCGATATGTCTGTAAATATTCGTATGGTGTTACGTCAAATTTATGAATTGCTCCTGTGGTCACATTAGTAGCGACTTTTGTCCATGAATCTTTTATGCAACTTACAAATACTGGATTTGCCATCAATTTGCCTCCATTGCTGCCTTAAGCATGTTGCTTCGATCCGCATTGATAAAAGCGACTTCAACAGCCGTCATCAGCGTGTCAATATCATCATCAAACTCCCCGTTCGGAAATTCCCTCGCTTCTTTTGTGAGGTTTCCTATTCCCGGAATATCGGTATTGAGAACAACCCTGCCCGCCTCAATATATGGTGCTGCATCTTCGCCCCTGAAATATTTATCTGAATGTCTTGGTACTTCAACAATTTTCAACCCTTTACGCCTCAACTCTTGAATCAGCCCAGTCCCGGAAGACTTATCCTCGATATACATTGCCCTTAATATTGGGTCATCAACTTTTGATCTCAGGGTATCGTGTTTCTTGTAGAATATTTCAGCCTCCCTTCTCAATTCAGGGGACTCAAATTTCTCCCTTAATTTGTCAATCAGATAAATCCTGCCGTCAATACCCATCCCCCAACACTGCATTACGGTCCAGTCATTCCGAGTCTTTACTTTTTGCGCCGTATCAGCCGTAATGAATTTATATTTCAGCGGAGGTAAAGCCGTATACCACTGCCACCAATGATCCTTAAAAAGATCGCCCCCCGTAACCGTTGGATTCCCCTGATACAGAGATTCCCAACTCGACTGGGCCATGATAGATTTTTTCCCTTGCAGGAATTCAAGAGACTTCAACTCCGGGAAAAGAGCTTCCCCATCTTCCCGGTGAACTTCATCCTTTGTTGCAACAGCCTGGTAATTGAGAATCTTGCAATCCGGCTTGACTTCTAACAGCCGAGCAATAATATCGTGAGTTGTCCATCTGGTCATTATGATCAGCAATCCGGCCTTGTCCGCAAATCGTGTCATAAAGTCGTCCGTGAACCATTCCCATATCTTCTGGCTCCATACAATACTATTTGCCTGCTCCCGGCCTTTGGTCGAATCGTCGATAATCCCACAGTCCATGGTCTCGCCCGTGATTGGGCCCCCGGTTGTTGTATTTCTAAATTGCCCGTCTGTTATGTTTCCCTCATCATCTATAAATTCAAGATGGCTCATCGTTCGCACCGCGCCACCTTTTTTTTGGCTCAAGTTCGTACCAGGGAAGATCTTGTGATATTTTGCGCTGTCTATCTGCCGCTGCTGTGATAAATTGCACCGAGTCCCCAGGGTGTCAGAATATGTAGCATAGATTGACCGTAATGTCGGCCACCGTCCGCTGATCCAGGCTATGAAATCGGCTATTAACCAGCTCTTTCCGTGCTGAGGCGGTGACTGGATTAACAGTGTAGGTCTGAGCCCAGCCGTCAAATCTCTATAAAATTGTTGCAAGTGACTGGCAAGATCCGTCATGAACCAGCTATCCAGATATTTCCCGGCTCTCATATACTGCCGATACGCCGAAAAGTTGACCCTGGATTTCTGAATCCACCAAGATTCCATGAGGTCTATGTCTTCAGCCGTCAATTCTGGCATTATTTCTTCCTGAGTGTTTTCACAATGTCCGTGTTTTTGATAGCCCGTTCCCCGAACCAAAAAGCAAGAACGATTAAAAACGCCGGGTTCAACGTGTCCATCTGATCAATTGTCCATGTCCCCGGATGTGCCCATCCCCAGATATAAGCCCCGGAAATAATAATGGTCAGCACAGGCCGGATAACGCCCCTCAGCCATTTCACGAACGGCCCATGATCCTTCGCCGCCCCCTCGTATTCCAGGATAAACTGATTGAAGGCGGAACTTTCCTTTTTCGCCTCCGTCATCACAAACATGGCCATATTGTTTTTAAGAGTAGTTTTTTCCACTTCAGACATTTTGTCTGGAAGGAACTTATCTACTCCTGTTTTTACCAGGTCAAAAACCGCTGTCAATGGATCAAATGCCATGGTTATCTCTCCTTAAAAATCTATCTGAAAATGTATGTGATCTTTCATGTTCGTTAATCCGTAATCTTCCGAAACTGACTGAGCCACACCTATCACATCCCCTTTTTTCACCATTTTCCCAATGAGCACAGGAAGCGGTGAAAAATAAAACATTTTCCCGGTTGACCGCACTGCTCTCCATTTTATTCCAGACAGCGGTGAATTCATTTTCGGAAGTGCTATCCTCTCGATCACAAGATCAAATGGGGCCACAATAGCCTGGCCTTTTTGACAAACATAATCTATGCCGTTATGTTTTCTCGACCCACGGCTTGCTCCATACTCCCCTGAGCCTTCATAATCCATTCGGATTCCATTTCCTGTTGGGCTGATCATTTTTATTCCTTTACGGTTTCGCAAATTTCCGACCCTTGGATAAACTCAAATGCCGAACTAACTGTTTGATCCGTCAATTCAGCCGCAAATGCCAAGAGGACTAAAGCAACTCCACCATAGACAACTTTTTGTAATAAACTAATTTTATATGTATTGACCTTGCAGGGGATTTCTTTGATGACAGATTTGATTTCTGTAACATCAGATTTTATATGTTTCTGATCTGCTCTCATCTTAATGACAGCCTCATAGACCATATCCATTTTATCAAGCATTGATATCCTCTACGCCTATTTTTGGTATTGGAATGCCTCGCCTTTCCATTTCTTCCTCTGCACATAGATTGTTTTGGTTGGTTATGATGACCGCCGGAGAGATATCTTCTTTGATTCCGTACACGTTCGAGGATAATAATTTGATGAGGCCATTGTTCACCTCGGAGGTGGGGCTGAATGCGTACTCCCTGATCTTATCACGCCATTTCATTTCCCCGATTGTAAGGCCATCTTCCACTGCGGCCTTGAATTCTGGGAATGTTTTCATCCAATTGAGTAAGGTTGGTTTAGAACAGCATAAAGCATTGCATACATGCTCTTTGGTCTTCGCCTGCCCACTATCAGACAGTAAATTAAAAGCAATTTCAGCATATTCCGGTCTATAGGAGTACGCTCCGAACTTCCGATGTCTGTTCCTGTCGATTGTATTGATTACGTTTTTTTGGTCTTTTGCGGAGGCTCTATCTGGTATCTTTGAGGGTGTTGCCATATTGTTCCTTCCGAGCCCTGTAATCTAACTGATCATCCCGTACGTACTTATCGACCTAATGCGACGTCCATCCCATTCCTACTTGCTATATACCCCGCCACAGATTCCAACCTTTCGGGGTCAAACTTGCCTGCTTTGACCGCCCTCCTGACAGTATCAATGTGGCACTTTCTGGCCTTCGCTATGTCCTTGAGACTGATTTTGAGCAGATAACGTGCCCTCGGTTGGCTCTGAAGTATGTTGTTCCCAGGCTTAAAACCTTTGCCATATCCCTTAAAATTCCCCATTTTCCCCTGTTTGCTGTTATAAAGTCGAGGCTTAATGTGCAAAACACCCATACTATTGCATTACCCCTACCGAGATCGTCGAACCTGGGCCATCCTGCAAAGCCATTTTTTTAACATTTCAGGTAAAATATTCGGATTTTTCTTCATCATGTCATTTTCATAGCTGTTTTCCCCGGCTGAGTCAATAAAATAAAAAGGGCCCCGTAAATAAAAAGGGCCCCAGGGCCTAAAACGCTCAATATCCGACCCTATATAGCATATTTCCTACCCTCCTAAAATAATAATATAAGATAAAACCCCTGTTATTCCGGCAGCTTATACGATTTATGAAAATACATAAAATAATATTATAAAACAGCTTGACAGATTTGATGAATCTGATGTAATATATAATCAAACGTTAGGGAAGAACACCTCACATAACCCCGGCGCAGCCGGAAAGGAGATTGAAAATGGATATTAAACAAATTACGTCTGGCAATGGCAGCACTGATGACCAAATTGGTGTAACCATTGGGAAAAAATACATCCATATCTATCGGATGGACAGGAATTGCGACTGGAAACGAAGTACTGAAAAAGTTTGTATCTCGGAAAAACTAAAAGAAATGGTGGAGTGGCCCAGTATTAAAACGCAGGATTTCAAAAATGAACTATTCCATGAAAAATTTATGGCGGATATGTAGACCAACAACCCCGGCGCAAGCCGGGAAAGGAGAGAAAAATGAAACTTTTTAGGAGCGACAATACAGAGGGCTACACGAGAGAGGAAATGAAAAAATTTAACGCAGAGTTTACCGAACGTTTTGAGGCTGGCGAATGGGCCGACGCAGACGAGGATCTTGCAGGAAAATGGTTTTCCGACGAGGTCGCGAGGAGGTAAAAATGTTAGAATTAATTATAGGGTTTTCAGTTGGATTTTTGGCCGGGTTGCTTTGTAATCGGGTTAAAATTGTGCATGGGGAAATAACGTTAAAACCTACGAAGGAAAAAACTATAAAATAACTACCCCCGGCGCAGGCCGGGAAGGAGATGGAAGATGGAATTAGAGACCATAGCAACTGAAATCAGGACCCAAATCGCTGGGATGGACCCAACCACAAAAACATTTATAGTGTCTATTGAGCACTGCAAAATGGACGCGGTCGCTCCTGGATTCAATGATCCGGCCAGCGGCATAGCTATTGTCGTCCGGGATTGGGCCGACAGGCTGGTCGGGTTAGCAGGGATAGCCGACGACATTGAAAAAAATGGGGGGCGTGACATTTTATTTTACGCTCCCAGGCGATCCAGTTTAATCACCAAAATAGCGGACAGGATAGAGGAGCTTGAAAATGAAACTCATAATAACTGGCAGGTTGTACGATAACGATAAAACACCCCCAAAACATTCAAGCCGGGCATTGGTCCCCGACAAAATACACCTTAAATTTGGAAGGAGATGAAGATGTATAAAAGAAAAACAGAATGGAGATCAACGGGAGTATACCAACACCCAGTCCCTGAGCAAAATGGAATATGGGGCCATGTGACACTGGAAGAAGGGATCTACAGGCTACAGGTAGGCCCGGCGTCAATCCCCTGCCCCCAAAAATGGGCGGCAAAAATAGAAGAAGCGGAGGGAGACACGGAACCGATCCCGCTTATTGTCCGGGGCGTACCTAACCCGGTTCACAGGGCCTTAAAATCGAAATCTGCATTGGCAGGTAAGACGATCCAAGGGGTACTGATGGAGCTTATCACGAAATATGTCGAAGGAGAAATTGAACTGAATTGAAAACCGGAGGTGAATAACACCATGAAAATCATAAAAGAAAAAAGGAAGGATCCCCCAGGGAATATTTACAGGATTGCTTTTATAAGCCGAATCAAAAATAATACCTGCCGGCGGCTTACACTTATATCAATGGCCC